TAGCTCTTTGCTCAACTAATAACTGATTGCCAAACACATTGTATACTGTGTTTAGTTTGTTGGTATCTGTTAATTTGGTTGTGCTTATTGAAGCAATCTCATCGTTGGCTTGTGCAATATATGCACTAACTACAGTGTTCATTCCAGGCCAGCCTGCTGTACCGCTTGCTGTATTTGTTCCGCCTGTTGCGATACTTCCATCTATTGCTACTGCTAATGTTGCAGTAGGAGGACATTGTACTGTTGCAGTAGGAATTGTTCCTGTTGCTGATCCTGCTGAAGTTAACGTTACACTTGTAACTCTACCATATGTTGAAACATTACTAGGATCTGTTCCTATAGTACATGTTGCAGTTGCGCCCGAACCGCCGGCAATAGTAATAGTAGGGGCAGATGCAGTACCTCTATAATAGCCGCCGCCCGGATCAGTTACGGTTAATCCTGTAATCGTATAAAGAGGGCCGCCTGCAGTTGTATATTGAACAGATAGTGTAGCACCTTCCCATGTCGTAGCAAGATACAATTGATTGTATATGTTGGACAGCTTTGTTGTTTGTGCCGCAAGTATATTCTTTTGCAATTCATTCCAACTATAAGGTAAACCTGACATGCATCCAAAGAAGTCGCTCATTGTGTAAGTGCCTTCTGGGCCGCTGCCTAATGCGACTTTATCATAAGTTTGTTGTGCAAGTATTGTGTTGGTTGGAACATCAGTACCATTAACTAAGTTCAACCCTACATTACTTACTTCTATTGATGCGGCCACTTGTGCAAATTTTTCAAAGCTAACATTTCTGATGTTAGAGATTTGAAGCATACTAAATGCAAATGCACCTGATGCTGTCCCAATGTCATCTGGAACCGCTTCTTGTAAATATGAATTAAACCCAACAGGTAATATTTGGATGTTCGTTGTTGTGTTATTGCTTATCGGCGGAGTACCAAACGGGGTGTTGATTCCTACTTGTTGTGTAAGCCCTGGATTATTCAACCTAGAACTTACACCGCCTTCTTCGTAGATAGGGTAATATGTTTTGCTGTTTGTAGGATTAGCAGTTGTGTTATACATCGGAACTGTCATCGATGCATAACTGTTAGGGAACATCTTCTTCACATCTAGCAAATCTGCTAATGTCGTTAGACCTTTTGTTTTGCAGTTCAATGGAACTACAATGTCTATTAAGTCTATACCCACTATAACTAAGAATGAACCGTATATCTGTTGCTCTTGTTGTTTTGTTACTGAAGTTATTTCACCTGAAGCAATGCCTAACGCTTCGTCAGGGGTCATTCCAGAGGATAACAATGCCAGTGTAAGTGATTCAGTTAGTGCATTGTAGTTGTATATTGATTGCAACAAAGTAGACGGCAACCCAAACTTACCAAGCTTACTCAAATCTATCACTTTACCTAAAGTGATACAGTCTCGACCAAATGTTGCTGTTGCTAAATTCACACCAGTGATATCACCACTGGTAAGGTCGTTCATGTTGCTGTAGGTGCCTTGCAAGAAAGTTATGCTTCTGCCTGCAATATTTATAAAAGGATTATTAGATTCGATAAAGCTCTGTGAACTCATAAACGAACTTACAAAATCTTTATATTGAACAGTAGAGCTACTTGGTATGCCGTTCCAATTGTATTCATTCCATGCTTGCAATGCATAGTTGCGCAAGAATCCCCATTGTGTTATTGATCCATTGGGGTTAGTTAAATCATACGGTAACCAACTAGCTTCTTGCCCTTGACCTTCGTCATTGTTTGGGTAGTCAGGGTTTACATCATTACCATAGCCACTAGTTGCGGGTGTCCCGTAATCAGTCCATAGACCACTAGGATCAGTTGCAACATATGTAGGTGGTTTGCTATTACCTAGTGCAGGACACACATTAGCACCTATGCTAATTAGTGTATCATATACAGATGTTCCTGCAGGCGTAGTAGTTACTTGTCCTCTAATATACGCATCATTAATTGCGTATGTTAACAAATTCAAACATGTGTTAGTGACTATTGTACCGGGAGTGTATGTTGCATTTACTTTACTTACACCCATATAGGATGCTGCTACTGGATTTATCTGAAACCCAGTATTATTGATTAACGATCCAATTGCGTTAACGCCTAGCGGAGACTGTTTAGGTGTTGTCATGGGCAATATACATTAGAGCTACCTTGTGCGATTCTATGCCCACATGTATTTCCTGAACCTACTCTTAGTACAGGTGCGCCTTCAGCAAATACTGTAGGGCTACCTTGAGTTGTCTTAGCAGCTCTATGAGGCGGATGTGGTCTACCAAAAGGTGAATGCGGTGTGATTTGACTCACATGCAACCCTACTGGAATTCCATTGGCAAAAACTGTGCCGGCCCCACGCATAATTGCGCCGCCTGCATTGTTTTTGTCACCTTTTCTGCTAAGTTGTGGCATATTATCCTAATACGATTTTCTTGTCCGGTACCTTAATACCGGTAGTTGCTTCTAAATATTTCATTTTGATACTGTCATCAGTTTCAGCATAGATAGCAATGCTATTAGTATTTAGTCTAAAAATACCCTTCGGTTCTGCTGTAAATACGCTAGGAATCATTTGCATACCCTGCTGTGTAGGTGCAATAGAGACTGGTTCTTCTAATTCAATGAATTCACCACCTGATTGTCTTACTTTAGCGATAAGTTCTTCTCCTGAGTTGAGTTTGAATGTGTATACTGAGTTTGGTTGTAGTGCTATTTGCATTATTTGCTTTCTGTTAATTTTTGCTTGAGTTCAGTGAACCCACCGATTAATTGATCGTCTAAAAAGATTTGAGGTACTGTTCGTGCAGTAGGAACTGCTTCTAGTAAATCTTCTTTTGTATAACCGTCTCCGATTTTCTTTTCTTCGAATTCAATTCCTTTTTGTGTTAGTAATGCCTTTGCTTGATCGCAATAAGGGCAGTGATACTTACTCCATACTGTTGCTTTCATAGTTTTCCTTTATTTAATTGTTCTATTTTTTCCATTATCATGTCTACAAGAAGTAGCGCTCCATTAGCATTTAAATGACCTGAATCAGGAAGTGTGAATTTATTTTTAGAATCATCAGATTCCCATTCTTTTATGCTATCATATAAAAATATTACCAAATCACGATCCCACGTATCATCTACACGGTCAGTAATGTCAGTTGCTAATTTCAATATACCAAAAGGATTAGCTTTACCTAGAAGCTGAGACATAATGCATTCAGAAACTAAGTGAAGATTAGTTCTATCGGGTAGCATATCAAATACATGTTTATGTATCGTACTTTGCCCACCCAATAATAATACTTGTTGGTTGTTTTCTTTAGCCCAAGATTGTAGCTTAGTCAATTCTTTAATTGTTATTAGGTCAAATTCTTTTATAAATTTGTCTTTAGAAGTCAAGGACATGTCATTTATAGTTGTCCGTCGGAGATGTGAGGAGAAAAATACAATATTGTATTCTACATCACTGCGGTCATGAGAATCTAACACTGTTCTAACGGTGTTTGAAAAGCTATTGCCAGGTTGATTGTAAGATATACAGTTCATTCCTAAATAGTTAAAGTATGCCTCCAGTGCCGGAAATCCCGCGTTATTTACTAATCTGTTTTTTACCGCAGTAGATTTAAGCTCGTTCCAATACCAAGACCAATACCAACTATCTCCAAAAAAGCGTATATTCATATTAAATTACATCTGAGGTAGCTCATCGTAGTTAACTGAATCACTCATTACGCCTATAACATAATTAGTTGATTCATTTTCCTGCAATGCGGTTTGTTTCTTACTAGTGTCAGAATGTTTGTTGAACCACGGAATAGGTGTAGATTTTGGACTAGGGTTCCAATACTTAATGCCTATTTCTTTTAATGCGCCAACAGCGGTAAAATCAACAAAGTCTCTCAAGATGTTTGCATTCAAACCAATGACTGGACCAAACTTGAATAGATATTCTGCCCATTCTTTTTCTTCGCGGATAACGTCAATGTAAATTCTATTCACTTCGTCTTTGCATTCTTCCGCAACTTTAGCAAACCTAGGATCTTCTTTTACTACCTGATTGATAATAAAAGCAGTCCATCCCTTGTGCAATAACTCATCTTGTAAGATCAACCCAATGATATTACCGTTACCAATAAAGATTTTATTTTCTACCATTGCTAAACTTGTAGCAAATGATACCATAAAGCGGAATGCTTCTAGCGCATAGCTTGCATGTAGTGCTAGCCAAATTGCCTTGATGTGTTCATGTTCTACAATCTCTTCGCCCAATTCTTTGCGGCAGTTGATACGATGCAATGTGTCGTAATACATACCCACGCTACTTGCCATACTGATTATAGGCTGGGTGTCGTGAATTGTGTTAAACACATCTTTTGGTACATTGTAAATATTACGAATGATATGACTGTAGCTCTTGCTGTGAATATTTGTCTCAAAGAATCCCCAGTTCAGCATCAGTGCTTCAAGTTCTGGCAACGAACAAACAGGTGAGAATACCTGTGTCGGGCCGCGACCTTGCAAACTGTCAAGTGCTGTTTGACGCAATAGGTTGCTAGTGAATATATGTTTAACTGCATCACTAGCATCTTTGAAGTCTGCACTGTCTTTAGTTAAACTGACTTCTTGTGGTCTCCAGAAGAATCCTTGCGCAGTATCATCATAGTCTGCGATCTTTTTGTATTTTACCTCTTCAAAACGCTGAACAGTTACTGGTCCAGCAGGATCTAGGAACATCTTACGTGAAAGATAGTCTGTTTTTTTAGTTAGGTTATATTGTTGTTTGGACATATTTTGTTATTTTTGATAAATAAAAGTGAGAGTCGCGGTACTGGTAATACCCACCCTCTCTAACGCTATTAAGGAGCAATCAGCATGAGTATTTATAAGAGAATACATATCAACTATCGCCATATTTTTATTAAACATCATGGCCCCATCCCAATTGATTCAGACGGTCGTTCATATGACATACACCATATAGACGGGAATCATCAAAACAACGATCCATCCAACCTACGAGCGGTGTCTCTACAAGAGCATTATAATATACATTTTTTACTAGGACAATATCCTGCCTGCCAAATGATAGCGCATAGGATGAATCTCTCAAAATCTGAGATGTCAACACTCGCATCTCTCGCAAATCAACAGAGAGTTGATGACGGGACTCACCATTTTTTGAGTAAAGGGAAAGAACATCCATCATATGACCATACCGTTCATACTTTTAAACACAAGACGAGTGGAAACATTGTTAGTGCCACACAATACGAAATGGTTAAAAATTTTAGCGTTCATCAGAGTAATCTCATTGAGGTTATTTCAGGTAAGCGCAAGTCAGTGAATGGATGGTCATTGGCTTGACGTTTACTCATGTTTAAAATTATCGTAATAAAATTTTCTAGGTTTTTTAATAGTAACATCCAAGAAACCTGAATGATCCCATTTGCCTGTTTGTATCTTCTTGTACACCATATTTGCAAAGAATATGTTAAATTCTTCAGTCAGGTGTCCACATAGATTTTTAGTTTCTATTGCAGTGAAAGTGTTTGGTTCTATTCCAAAAATTTCAAGTTGTCTGAACCAAAATGAATGCATGTAATGAATGTCTTTATCTAAGTCAAGCTTCTTTAATTGTTCTTTGTTCAACGAATCACTAAAGCAAGGATATAGAATAGTGTTTTTAACAGAATCTAGTTTAGAAACCATTAGTTCTGACATGTCTTGAAAATATTTGTAATCTATACTTGCATTAAACCATCCAATAATATCATTTAACATTACCACATCATCTTTAGATAGCATCTGCTGTTGTGTATTTAGATAATGTTGTACATCTTCTTTGCAAGTAAAGGTTCGTGAATTACCCGGAACTGATAGTTCAACTACATGTGGATATCGGCCTGGCCCAGTTACTAAAATGATGTTAAGATCATTCTCGTGGTTTGTGTCTAAAAACTTTCTATAAGAATAGTATAATGATGAGCCGGCTCTACCGTAATGATTAATAGTTGTTGAATTATGAGTGTCACTTAACAAACTAGCTAAATGATTATACCAGTTGGTTGGCGCATCAAACTTTCCGTGAGGAGTAGTATAACTGTCACCGTATATACCTATCTTCATAGCTTGATCCATTCTGCGTCTTCGGCCGGATTCCAACCATTTCTAAAATATTTTACCAAGTTCATATAGGGACCTATCGCTTCCCAATCTTTACCAACTGCTTTTCCATTAACTAGCGAATACAGTTTGCAATATGATGGTTTGTTATTTTCTTCCCAAATTAGCTTTATTTCATTTGCCTTTGACCACACACTCTTGGTGTAAGTTGTTGCTCTAGGGTGATTCCACGGTTTAACTCCGGCGCAAGGATTCTTGTCACCTATCATCTTGTCTGTCAGAATCTTTCTACCGGTAGTAGTTAACCATTCAAATGAAGGAGGTCTTCCTTTGCCAAAATAATGATGACGGTCACCGCTACGTGGATTTAATTTCTGAGGATTATTTGGGCCCTTCATGTATTCAGAATACTGTCGTTTAATCCATCCGTACATTTTATTATTTCGTTTAACATCTTTATTAGATGCTGTCAAAAACATGGCTGCTCGTACTAACCCAATGTGACCACGGTGTATTTTTACCAATAACAAATGACAAACATAATGTTCTTCAGGAGTCAAATCTACTAGATTATGTGGATCGTCTGTACCACCCATACACCTAGGTAGAATATGATGATTCTCTTTGTATTCTGTTAGCACTCTATTCTTACCTCTATTGACAATATTATCGTATATTTTTTGATAGTCCATATAAATTTCCTATACATTTATTTATCACAACTTACAGGAAACTCATAGTTTACATGTTATAATTTGCAGGCAATGCAATCCTCCTCATCTTCAAATTCAATCTGTGATGGTAATAGAGGTAGTTCAACTTCATCTTGTGCTTTAGAACCTTGCTTATTGATTAGGCTGTAATACAATGTTTTTCCGCCCCAGTTCCAAAAGTTCATCAAGTTTTTAGCAATCAATGTAGTTGGAACTTTACGATCTGGAAAGTGTGCTGGGTTGTAGAATGTATTGGTAGAGATTGACTGGTCAACATACGCTTGAATGACCGCACTAGTCTTCAAGTATGCTTCGCAATCTTTCTGCTCCCACATTAACTGATAATTCTTGCGTACTTTTAAGTTTTGATATTCAGGAACAACCTGAACAAACGATCCTGCTTTAGATTCTTTGACACTAATCAAACTCATTGGCATTTCTATACCGTTAGTTGAGTTGATAACGACACTGCTAGATTCTACTGGAGCGACTGCCATTTGTGTAGCATTACGGACTCCGCATGAGCGCATCATAGCACGTAAGCCTTCCCAATTCAATTCAGGAGTGAAGTTCGCAAGTTCATTGACTCCATTTGCTCTGCGTTCCCAAGGGAAGATACCTTGACCATATAGTGTCTTATCTGAATCTACACAACGTCCACGCTCTTGTGCCAACTCAACACTAGATTCAGTCAAGTAATAGGCTTGATGCTCCATCCAAGTTTTAACTTCTTGTAAAGAATCTTTCTCACCGTATTTGAAACCACGCTTGGCATGCCAGTAAGCCAAGTTAGTAATGCCAATACCTAGAGGACGAATTTCATCATTAGATAGTTTACTTTGAATGCTTAAAAAGTCCTGGTAATCAAGTATATTATTGAGGCTGCGATGGAGGATACGGCAAGCACGGCGCATGTCTTCTGGATTACGGAAAGCGCCCCAGTTGATGCTGCCCAATGTGCATAGTGCAATGCGACCATCAGGATCATCAAGACGTTTAAAAGACTTAGTAGGTAATAGGATTTCACAGCAAAGGTTACTCTGGTAGATTGTATGATACTCAGGATCAAACGGACCCTGGTTCATAACGTTGTCGATAAACACAAGGTAGATACGTCCTGTATCAGTACGCTCTTTTAGTATACCACTCTTAAATACTTCTTCAGCACTCATGGTCTTTTTACGTAGACCTTTTTGTTTTTCGTACTTGACATAGAGTTCTTCGAATCTTGCTGTGTTAGCATAGAACGCTTCATACAAGTCAGGCACTTCGTTGGGGTCAAAGAAGGTAATATTCTCTTTATTCTTGAATCGTCTCCAAAAGAATGCAGAAAGCACAACACCGTAGTCCATGTGTCGTACTCTTGTTTCTTCGGTTCCTTGATTGTTTTTGAGAACAATAAGGTCATCGAATTGATGATGCCAGATGGGATAGAAAACCGTAGCACTAGCATTACGAATGCCTCCTTGTGAACAACTGCGTAAATCACCAAACCATTTTTTCAGGAATGGTATCATACCTGTGTGCATAATCTCACCACCGCGGATAGGTGAGCCTAGTGGACGTAGACGACCAATCTCTAGACCTATGCCAGCACGTTTGCTAGCATACTTGGCCATCATCTCGCCAGAAGCGAAAATAGAATCTAGATCATCATCCGAACGAATGAGTACGCAAGAGCTAAACTGTTTAGTAGGAGTACCAAGGCCAGCCAATACAGGAGTAGCAAGAGTAAAAAGTCCGTCGCTCGCGGCGTTGTAGTACTCTTTGATGTAGCGCATTCTCGCTGAGTTCGGTTCTTCTTTGTGAAATACAGTAGCGGCCGCGACCATGTATCTAATTTGCGGAGTTTCATATGTTTGCTTTGTTGAACGATTCTTAACCAGATACTTTTCAATTAACTGCTCAATGGCAGCATAGCTATAACTTTCATCTTTAGAATGGTCTAAAATTTCATCCATTTTATTCCACTCGTCTTCTGAATACCACTCCAAGAGTTCCGGTGTGTATAAGCCAGTAGCTACATTAGTTTTTACAATTTCATACAGGCGAGGCGGTTCATAATTTCCATAAACATCTTTGCGTAGCATACTTAGACGTTGTTTGCCTGCTACGTATTGATAATTAGTATGACCTAGATCAGGATTTGATTCCACATCAATAAGGTCTACGATAGCACGTAGAGTTATTTCATCAATTTCTTGTGTAGTGATTCCGTCGTAGAAATGCGGTTGAGCCTTAATCTCAATCATAGACTGACTTACATCAGCTATCCCGGTACATATTTTTGCTATTTGTGCTTGCCATTTTTCAATTGTCAGTAACTCTTTTTGTCCGGATCGTTTTATTACATGTATCTTCATTTTAAACCTATTTTTTTAATTATTGGCATAGTATCAATATGCTTAACTATTTTGAAATCTTGTAGATTGTTATTTACTACCGAATCGGGCCAGTAATTAAGTATATATTTTGCGTGGTCTGCTAGTATAAGGACTACGTCTTCGTTATTGTAGTCTTTTGCTTGAACAAAATCAAGCTCTCGTACACCCAATAGATACAACGTATAAAACATACCCAATCCACGAGCAATGTGGCAATAGTGATTATCTGATATCAGTTCCCATGGGTTGGGCCATTCTTCTACCAAATCAGGGTGCAGATAATGATTTACTAAAGGCGCAGTCTGCCACCACTTATCAACTTCTACACATTGCGTTTGAATGTCTTTTTCTTCCAAAGATGTCCTCATACGATACCATTGTTTGAATATAGTATCGTATGAATTTTGAAATAAGTTTTCCATTATTTAGTTATCACGCCAAATTTCTTCAATGCCTCGACTACAACGTCAGGACTAACAAATGCTTCTTCAATGAACTCTGCTTGTTCCCAAATCCAAAATTGCTTTTCTCTGAGATATTTTCGATCTTTCAGTAGATTAGTATTTTCAGGGTGACCAAAAATATTTGGATCAGACTGACCAAACACAACAACTCCGGGCTTGTTTAGGTCCCAGCAAAAATGTTGCAAGAAACTATCACAACTCATCCATGTCTTGCATTCGTTTACTAGCGTAGCCAATTCGGTCAACGACAAATTCTTTCTGAAATCATCGACAATTTGTGTTTCACCGTTAACTCCAACTTGAATAACTGGCTCATCAATATGAGCTAACACTTCTTTCCAATATGGATAGTTCTTTGGGTGTTGTTGTCCATTACGCATGAACTTAGAGAAAGGAGAAATAATAATCATATTACATTATAGAATTTTTTAAACGCATCTTCAAGTGACCCTGTCCAGTTCCAACGATCCATGTGTGCATAGACATTGTAATCATGAATGTCACCAAATAATGCTTGTGCTTCAGCTATACTACGTCCTGGAATAATTTCAGGATAGCACGTAAAGAGTACAGGGTTTTTAATATAAGGAAGAATCTTCTTAAAGACAATATGGTCACCCATACCACAATCTAAGATAACAATTGTTTGGTCTTTGAAGTTCATTATGTTTTGAAATATACGCTCATCATGTTCGAACATTTCATGAACGCCATCTCTAATTCCACCAACTTTGTTTTTCAAATGCCAGGTTATAGCTTCAGGAACAACATAGTTCTTGTAGCCTTTTTTAATTAATTCATACGTGAACAATGTTTCTTCACGGTGTGCAATACGTGATAAACTTAAACAATAATCAGCGACACCTGCACGGTATAAAAAAGAACAATGCAAGTGATCTACTTCTTTCTTTTGTTTTATACGACCCCATTGTAAATTAGGTTCACTGTAAATGTCTTCTATTTTACCTGTAGCGTTTACTTCTCCCATTGAAGGAGGTGTAAGAACAGACCCTCCTACCGCGCCTACATTTTCATTTTCATTTGCATGTAAATAGAGTGTTTGCAATACATTGCTGTCAGCTATAGTGTCATCATCTAATCTCCACACCCATTTAAATCCCATATGATTTGCACGTTGGTGATTGTGATGTTGACCTTTCTTTTCAGCATATAGCCATTCCCACGCAATACCAGATTCACTGAGCATTTGCATTAGGTAGTTGTAGTGCTGTATCTCACGCACATCTATTGGTTGATCATTATCATCCTGAATGATAATATAATCAGGCTTCAATGTCTGCGTGATTACAGATGAAATTGCCATTGGCAACGTTGTATCGTATCTACCTTTAGTAGAGATTGAGCATAAGATTTCTTTTTTCATTTTTTCCAGTATTGATTTACGAATGGTGCTTCACGGTAATTTACAGGTTGACCATTTTGATCCCAGTCCCAGTAATAGATTTGAACTGAGTCTTTCTTTTCAAATCCAAAGTCAATTAGCTTTTGTTCAATGACCTCTTTACCTTTATATTTAGGATGTAGATCAGTATGTATCTCCATCATGATTTCATTGATTCTGACCATATCATGTTCATTAGCATTCATGATAACATCGTATTCACCACCTTCACAGTCTAGTTTTAATATAATGTCATGTCCTGCAATTTGATTCATGATTTCAGAAAATGTAATTGTCTCAACAACTTCATAGTTTTCTGAAACATTGTACATACTGTTTGCGCCTGCGTTATCATTTAAACTAACAGGTAAAAAGTTGTTGTCTTTGTCTGACACAATCTTTTTATATGTGGTTATGTTCTTTAGACCTAATCTATGAATGTTCTTTAAGAAAGTATTGTATGACGCACTGATCGGCTCTACAGATATAACCTTTTTAGCACCCAATGCGGCAGCATATAACGAGAACGCACCTATGTTGGCCCCAATGTCAATTACTATTCTATCTTTTACACGCTCAGGTGTTAGGTGATACTGATTAGCTTCGATAACTTCTCTGTGCATTGCAGGGTCTTGTTCCTTCAAAAAATCTAAATTAATTTCTTGATTATTAACAGGCTTTACCCAACGTTGTCTAGAGAAGGGCAATTCACTTTGTTGAGTTACTTTTCCCTCACTATCAAACTGCCAATATTGCATAGGTTGAATATTAGTAGCACTAAAACCTAAACTACGCAACTTATCTTCTATATGCTGCCTATCTTTATATATAGGATGTAATTTTGAATGTACTTCTAATGCTATGGTGCTAACCATTTTTAAATCTTCACTAGATGCATTCATCAGAATATCAAATTCTGCACCTTCACAGTCTAATTTTAATATTACTTCACACCCATCAGTCATTTTTAACAGGTCATTTAGACTCACCGTTTCAACTTCTTCGTAATCAGTGTCAATGTTATGCATTCCATTAGCACCGTCATTTTGATTATGACTTATTTTTACCATGTTTCCTGTTACATTACTTACTGCTTTTTGCAATGCAATAATGTTAGAG